GTGTCATTGGACTGGGCACCGGCCTGATACCCTGCTGTCGAGCCCGTGAAGGCCATGGTTCACCTCATAAAAAAAGCCACCGCGAGGGTGGCTGTGTCAGAGAAAATCAGGGGGATGGCAGAGGCAGGACGATGTCCTGGTACCGATAGGTGACGGCCAGACTGAACCGGACCCACTTTCCTGTCTGGTCACTGTCGGGCGGATCGTAAGACTTCCCGTCATAATAGAGACCTTCGGGTGCGGCACCGTCCGGGACACGGAACGCGACTGACAGGGCCTTGCGGCGTTCGAGTGCCGGCAGAGCCCCGTAACCGCGTGGCACGCACAGATGCAGCCAGATCTGGCCGGTTTCTTCGTCAACGATTTCACCGACGCCGAGGCGATCGCCGTCCGCGCTGGCGACTTCGAACAGAACCCAGGGGTGCTTCTGATCCTCTGTGGCCTGCGCCATCGCATCCAGCACTGGAATGCCAAAAGGCGCCATGGCCGCGGAAGCGCGCTGGAAACCGTCCATCCAGACGACGGGAGAGGTCATGTTCCACCTGCTGCAAAGAGTTTCCAGCCGCAGATCTGATCGCCGTCATAAACGGCTGTCGCATCTGTCAGCGTGTAAGTCCGCTCGCCGTCCTTCAGCTGGTCCATGTTACGTGGACGGCCGTATCCAGCAGCTTCCAGCTCATCGTTCAGGATTTCCGCCACGAACGGCATGACCGAGACCCCGGCTTCCAGCGCAGCTGTAGCAGGGGGAGCGGAATAGGCGATCAGGCTCACCGGCACAGGAGGGGGAAAACTGCCGTCCTCCGCACGGGACAGCGCCATCATGCGGCCTTTATGTCGGATCTGACGACGTCGGCGTTCTGCCTGATACCCCATTACGAAAACCCCGAAGGCAAATACCGAGAAAGCATGGCAGCCGAGTCAGCCGGTAAGCCGCCCGAAGCCGCATCCGGAGTTGCCCAGGACGTGGACCCAACGCCTTGCTCACTTTCGGATTTCAAAAGCGGATCACGGTCTTTCGCCGAATAGAACGAGCGTGCCGCTATCAGAACCGCCTGCCTGATGTCTGCTGGCATCGTGACAGCAAGCGCGTTGCCGTCGTCGTCCACCATTCCTGGAACAGCCCAGCCAGCCCGGTAGGAAACGGAATAACGACCAGGCCACCACCATGGGCCGTGCGACGGATAAAGGATCCCGCACAACGGATCGAAATCCCACCCGCCAGCAGGAACTGGCAGCGCTTGCCCATCCAGAAACACGTCTGTCACGGACAGCACAGGATGAACGGCCAGAATGAGAGACAACTGCCTGTCACCGTGAGCGATCCGGATGCGATCAGACCAATCAGCCACCGTGATCTGACGGCCAATGTAACTCTGAACAGCAGCGGACGCGGCCAGGAGCATATTGGTCAGAACTGCGTCCTGAGAGGTATCATTGTCTGCGATCGACAGTGCTGCCTTGAAGTCAGGCAGCGCCACGAAGGGCAGCGGATCCGCTGCCCGACTGGTCTGGAGTGTCGTCATGATCGTCTCCAGTCACCAGATCAGCCGCCTGTGCCACCTGTGGACGCGGTCGTGGTCAGATCAGAAAAATTGCCGTTAATCAGGGCTTCCGGACGGTAGATGGCCAGCGCAAGACGCTCTTCGGCCAGAACCGTGACCATGTTCTTGACGAAGTTATCCCGGTCTTCCGTGGAGATCGTAACTGTTGCGTCTTCACGATCAAAGATCTGCGCTGCCAGACGGAACGCACCAGTCATGAACTTGCCCTGACCCATGGCAAGGCTTTCCGCAACCGGAAGACCCCAGAGAACAGCGCCGTTCAGACCGAGAGGATTGGCGAACACATAACGAAGCTCCGCGTCCTTCGTCAGCGTGATGCTGGCCCAGTCCGTCGGGTTCAGGATGTGACCCGTGGCAGGATATTCGGCCAAAGTGGTCTGAAGCATGGCCAGACGCAGACGATCGATCATCGTCTCATTCTTCACCAGGACGCCCGCTGGCTGCTTGTAGGCAGTCGAAGACGCCATTAGCCCCTTGATGCTGACACCCGAACCGTCACCATTCAGGAGGGCATCGTCTTCCTTGAAGGCGAGACCGTACCGCAGACGCCCATCAATGTAGCTCTGAAGCATCGGAGCATCAGCCAGGATCTGCTTGGAGGCCATGACCCAGTGAGCAACCGTCCGGATCGGTAGGTTCTGCAGAGCAAACGCGATGTCGGACTGAGGCTTCGGTGCGGAAGGATTTTCAGCCACGAAGCCCGCATTATTCGTAAACCCGGTTTCCTGAACATAGTCGATTGAGCCGGACGACGTATTCCCCGGCATCAGAAGGTCACGAATGACAAGCTGGCGATTGGGAACCTGAATGATCTGAGGCTGACGATCCGCAACGACCAGACCGGTTGTTCCAGAAGCCCCGGTGGAACTGGCAGATGTGATATTCTTGACTTCGATCTGGAGCGTGCCCTTCCAGTTCGAACCACGCTCCATGACAGACTTGACCTCATCAGACTGGATAAAGCGCTGCCCGATGGAGAGATTGACCTGCTGCTCATTCCCGTGTCCACGAGCGCCTTTCTGCTCCAGGTCGGTCAGGCGAGCAGCCAGGACGTTCATTTCCGTCAGCGCCTTGTCTGCACTCGCCTTGGTTTCCTTGGTGACTTCACCAAGGTTTTTCAGTTCAGTCTTGGCTGTCTCGGCAAAGGCTTTGACCTGTTCCGTGGCCTTCGTGAGGTCAGAAACGGCCTGCTTGTATTCGTTTTCGTTCATCGGTTTTGCCCATAAAAAAAGGCACCCGGAGGTGCCTTGGATCGGAGTGTGATCAGTTTGTCCCGGTCAGAGACCAGCCGCTCCAGCCAGATCAGGAAGAGAAAAGCCAGCCAGAGGCGAAGACGGACGCCCCAGACCTGAAAGCGTATCCAGCACACGACGGAAATCATCCGCATATGAAGACTTCTTTGTGATCGCCAGCGGCGCTCCCGTCAGAGCTTCATGCACGGCCTGAAGATGATGAAGCATGGCGTCGCATTCTTCCTGCGTAGGCGGATGACCACCTTTCAGGCTGGACTGATGCAGGCCAATGGCAGCAGCGATCGAAGCCGTCGCCTTGTCTGGGGTCATGGCGGTTTTCAGCCCCCATCGTTCAAAGCGGCGCTTCATCTCTGTGACACGAGACGCGGCATTGGATGGGTCATCCACCAGGCTCACCTCATGAAGGTTGACCCGGTTGATCTGACGACTAGCCCCACTGCCCTGGGCAGCCTTGACAGCACCACCCTGAGGAACACTGAAACCAATGGACAGGCCACCAAGCGCGCCGTCTTTGACCAGGCCGTGCAGACGCTTGCCGTAATCCGTATCCATGCCGGAGAGCTTGCCCTTGAGGTGCAGGCCCTTGCTGTCTTCGGACGCATCGGTCCAGACGCCGGCAGGGAGACCGTCACCGCCGAACAGGCCGTGCATGACGTGCATGGCAATCGTCCGACCCTGCGCCTTGCGCTCGGCCAGTGTCTGGCTGAATGCGCCCGGCATGACGACATCGCCATGGGAATCAACGTTCCCAAAGACGCTGCCATACCCTTCGAATGTCCCCGGCTCACCCGAAGAGGCAAATTTGACCTCGAAGGGAGCGGCGAGGAAATCGCCATCAAACATCTGGATCTCCTATGATGCCGGACGAGGCCGGATCTGGTGACGGCTGACCGCCAGGAACAGGCTTTAGCGTTGGCTGAACGGCGTTCTTTCCAACATCGGCCAGCGGAATCATCTGCGCCTGAACTGTCAGCACATCGCCGCCTGCCATCGGGGCCATTTCTTCCTTTTCCCGAACCTCATTGGCCGTAAACCAGCCATTCTGCCGTCCGGCGATATAGAAGGCCGTTCTGCCCGCCGTATCGGCCCGCAGGAGCGCGTCCACATTGTGCTTGGCAAAGTAGGTCAGGCGATCAGCGGGACTGAGAAGGCAGCGGGAAATGGCCTGTTCGATCCGGACAAGCCAGGGCATGAGACCATATTGCAGGAACCATAGGTTCATCTGCTCCAGGCCAGAGCCCCAGGCCGTCGATTTCTCCATACTACCGATCATGACCGGCTGGACGCCGAACCACCGGCAGATGGTCTGGACGTTGAAGGCACGCGTCTGAAGCAGTTGCGCTGCTTCCGGGTTCAGACCAATGCTTTCAACGGTCCATCCGCCTTCCAGAAGCGGCGTTTTCCCGGCATTGATTGCCCCGGCATAATCTTGCAGGGCAGCTTTTGCCAAGGTCCGCTGATCCTTATCCAGATAGGCGGGAGCCTTGATGTAATTCTGGGTTAGAAGGCCGTTTTTGAAGGTTCTTCCAGCCGTTTCTTCGGCTGCCATAGCCGATCCAAGGCTCTGCCGCCCTACGGTGATGGGGGACAGACCCATCAAACCATCGAACGAGAAGCCCTTGATATGAAAGATCTGGTCTTCCGTCAGCGTCAGATATTGTTGCTGCCAGGCGTAGGTATAGACGAGCCCACCAGTCTCTGGATCTCGACGCACCGTCATGCGATCCGGACGCAAGGGGTTCAGGGCGATGATCTGCCCCACGCCATTTCGCTGGATCTGGGCAAAGCAGTTTCCCCAGGCCATCAGGCAGGCAATCATGCAGCCCCAGAACTCAACGCCCGTCATGTCTGCGTTCGGTCGGTCATACAGGATCGCAAACAGAGGATGCGATCGGGCGGCGCTGGATGTGTTTTCTGTTTCCCGTTCGTAAAGCTTAAGAGGGAGGGACGAAATGGTTTCTGACAGAAGCCTGATACAGGCCCAGACCGTATCCAGCTGGATGGCAGTGTCCACCGTCACCAACTGCCCGGAATTGGTTGGACCGCCAGCCAGAAACGCGCCCAGCCGCAGATCCGTCAGGCTGACACCCGTGACAGACAGCGCCATGGCGTTGGCTGCCTTGGTCAGCAGACCATTAAAGGCTGTTCGCAACTTCATGCGCTGAGCATTCCACCTTTCAGGAAGTCATCCATGCGCCCGCCTTCTGGAGGGCTGGGATTTTTGGACATGAGCGTCACAGCGTTCAGAAGCGCCATGAGCGGATCGATTTTCAGATAACCGGCCGCCTGTTTCGTGATGATCTGGGCATTGCCGCGCGGCTCAATTTTCGCATTGCTGATGGCCCAGCCCATGATGGGACGATCCCCATGCAAAAGGCTGCCATCAGCAAGCTTGCGTTCAGCAGTCTTGATCGAGCCGGACAATGTCCAGCCCTGGGAAACACCTACAACACGCGGTGCTTCAATCTCACGAACTGCCAGAGCATCCACGATGGAGCCGACACCCATCGGATCGAGGCCAACCATGGCAAGCTTGCCGGACAGATCCACTGTTTCCAGCGCGTCCGCCAGCTGCTCGATGTCATCCCCAGGCGTGCTGACGATGACCAGGTCTTTCTGGGCTTCGAAGTCCTTCAACTGGGAGGCTTCACGCTTCCGGAGTTCAAGAATGCCTTCGAAGACCCAGTTCTTCCCCCAATGCAGCCACTGCTGGGTCACGCTGTCACGCCCAAGAACAGCGAGCGCCAGAAGGTCATCCAGACCGCCACCGTCGATACCGGCCACGATTACGTCTGATCTGTCGATCAGGGCATCGAGCGTCAGGTCCGGATCACCAGCGTTTTGCCAGAAGTCTGCGCCGACCCAGCGATCACTCCGAAGCGCCAGACCGATTTCCACATTCAGATGCTGCGATGCCCACCGGGCCAGCTCCTGAATGCCCTTTGAGCGGGCATTTTCATATTCTTCTTCAAGTCGCTTGACCGTAATGGAGCGCCCGGCATTGGGAAGGACCATTGGCCAGAGATCAACATCCTCCCAGGGCGCGCGCTCGCCCGGAAGCTTGGCGGGCTGCTGGATCTTTTCCGGAAGCTCATAGAGAACCGGCAGGATGCCGTTGCCGACCGGGATCAGCGTTCCGTCATCTGCTTCACGGTGCGACTTTCCATCCCGGATCGCCCGCGCCTGAAGGAGATCTTCCCGGAATACGCCACGCGGCGGCTTGTCACTTTGCGTGGTGATGATCGCCAGAAACGCTTCCGGCTGGCTGATCATGCCACCCCGGATCTGGCCCATGACGCTTTCCGCGTCCGACTTCAGGGCAATGATGTGCTCTTCATCGACCAGTACACCAGCAGGCTTCACGCCCGTCATGACGTCCGGACTGAAGGCCTTAACCCTCAGGGTTGCGCCAGTAGGCCGGAAGGTCAGGCACTTGATGTGATCCTGAATATGAAACCGACGCTGGAGCCCACGATCAGCACGGACCATGCCAGACGCCTGCTTGAAGGCAAGATCTGCAATATCTTTCGTCGGTGCGACAATCAGGAACTCGGCGTTCGGACGCTCATTAAGCATGACCGCCGCCATCATCAGGCCCGCACCGTTCGTTGTCTTCGAGTTCTTCTTGGGAACCAGAAGAAACAGCTCACGGATCCGACGCTCATTCGTGGCTGGATCCAGAGACCCGAGCAGGAGTGAGACAATATCCCTGAACCACTCTCCCGCAGCCTCACCGAAGGTCGGTTGGCCGATGACGTCCGGGATCCGGAGCTTGTCAAAGATCGTGACGGCCTTGGCGGCCAACTCAGGATTGAGTGGCTGAATGTCCGGAAGCAGCGACTGGCCAGCGCGGATCCGCTTTTCCCAGTCAGGCCTGCTCAGGTTCAGCATGGTGGTTTCAGTTCCTCATAGGCGCACTGGGCACAACACCAGCCCAGTCATCGCCGGCAGATGTCATGTCGCCAAAATCGCCCTGATCATCACGACGCGGAGCAGGCTTGGCATGGATGAAGGGACCGGCCTTGTCGGCTGCCATGGCACGC